GGTGGGCCGGTAGGGGCGCTTCCCGCCCTGGGTGCGGAACAGGTGCAACGACCGCTCCGAGATGCCAGCACGCTTGGCGAAGGCGCCCCACCCCTCGCTCTTGGGCATCAGCTTGCGCAGCAGGTCGGCGAAAGTCTCGTGTCGGACCACGGCGCGGACGGTAGCGAGCCTTGCCGAAGTTTTCCAGTCGTCACGCTTGACAATCTTCCGAAGTTTGCCGATGCTTACCGACATGACCAGGGGTGACCCTGGCCACAAAACAAACACCCCGGCCGCTCGCCAACTTCTCACGGCGAACGAGCGACCGGGGCCAAGTCCCGAACGGAATCCGAGACCATGACCGCAAACGCTACCTCGCTCCCCGTCCCGTCCGCAACCCTTCCGCACTACGACGTTGAGGTGTGGGCCACCGGCCGTCGCCAGTGCCGAGCCCGCATCGCTGGCGTCGAAATCGACGTAGGCGTCGACTACACGCCACCAGCCCCCGAGTGCGGCGACGGCGCTCGCTACGACGCCTACTTCGACGGTGCCGCCAAGCTCGTTGACCGCACCGAGTGGAACAAGGCGTTCCCCGGCGTTGAACCGACGTGCGAGGAGATGGACCGGCTGATCGACAAGCACGAAGGCGAGATCCTTGAACGTGCGGATGCCGAGATCGCCGACGCGGACTTCGACGGGGGGGACTACTGAGATGGCCCCCTCGCTTGAGGTGCTCGCCATCCAGGTCGAGCAGATTCGCAGCCAGATCCGCGAGATGCAGCACAACGTGCGCATCGTGTTCGATCCCGAGACGTTCGACCGCGAATCGTGCGTTGGCGAGTGCCTCGCGATCGACCTGCTGCTCGGCTCGATCGGCGCAAGTTTCTCGAACGCGATGAGGGCCGAGGCGAAGCTGACCGAAGAGGACCGCGCGCAGGCCGAAGAGGCCGGGAGGCGCGCATGAGCGCCGCATCGGAACTCGCGGACAGCGTGGCGCGACTGCGCAAGCTGCTGGCCGAACGCCTGCCCCCAAAGCAGCGCAGGATGGTGATGATGGTGCTTCGGTTCACCGAGCAGAAGGAAGCGCTCGCCGATGAACTGGAGCGCGACGTGCTCGCCCTCGCCGACGAGGTCGACCAACTGCGCACCCGCGCCGAAGCGGCCGAGGCCGAACTGCGGGAGGTGCGCCGTGGCTGAACGACTTCGCCAACTCCTGGCCGGGCGAATGCTCTTCCCCGAGGCGCGGCAACTCGCGCTGCTGATGCTCCAGATCGCGGAGCGGAAGCGCGTGGAGGTGTCCCGTGCGTAGGCGCAAGATCGAGCAGGTCGGCGCGGTCCTTTGTATCGCGTTCTTCATCGCGTTGGCGGTGCTCGGATGAGCAACCTGCTGACGCACTCCCGGCTCTCGACGTTCCGCGCGTGCCCGCGCCGGCACCAGATCCGCTACGAGATCGGACTGGCGCCTGAACAGGACGGCGAAGCGCTCCGCATCGGCACGGCCTACCACGCGGCACTCGAGGCCGCTGACCTTGGCCAAGATCCAGAAGCCGCTGTCGCCGCACTCGGCACTCTTGATCCCTTCGAAGCCGGGCTTGTCGCGGCCATGTTCACGGTCCATCGCGAACACTGGATCGGCGACACCATGGAAGTCGTCGCGACCGAACTCGCGTTCGACCTGCCGCTGATCAACCCCGAAACCGGAGCAGCCAGCAAGCTCTGGCGGTTCGCCGGCAAGATCGACCGCATCTACCGGCTGCCGTCGGGCCGTCTCGCGATCCAGGACTACAAGACCACCACCGAGGACTTGTCGCCGGGCTCCGACTACTGGCTGCGCCTGTCGCTCGACCAGCAGATGAGTCTCTACCTGGTCGCGGCCCGCACGCTCGGCCACGACGTGTCGGCGATCCTCTACGACGTGACGCAGCGGCCGTTGCTGCGTCCCTACAAGAAGACGCCAGCCGACAAGATCCAGATCAAGAAGGACGGCACGCCCTACGCGAACACGCGGCTGCAGGACGAGTCTCCCTTCGACTACACGGTTCGCGTTGCCGAGGCGATGCGTGCCGACCCGGCTCGCTTCTTCGCGCGGCACGAGATCGCGCGCCTCGATCGCGACCTCGCCGAGACCATGTCCGAGGTCTGGCAGCAGCAACAGACCATGCGCGAGATGCAGCGCGCCGGCCGCTGGTATCGCAACCCCGGCGCCTGCGTCACGCACCACACGTGCCCGTACCTGTCCATCTGCGGCAACGAACTGAGCCGCGAGACCGCACCTCCGAGTGGCTTCCGCCTGTTGGCGGACGTGCATCCGGAACTCACGCCACCGGTCGGGGGCTATCCCGACCACGCCACCGCATCCGGGCAATCGGATGCAACCGTCTGACCATGACCACGAAACCACTACCTCCCCCGCCACCCGCGTCGCGCGCCCCGTCGGCCGCGAAACCCGCAGTGGCCAACCCTGTCGCCAAGGACTTCGCCGTTTCCACGGGTCGAATCGCTGGCCCGCAGCGAGTGCTGATCTACGGCACGGGCGGCATCGGCAAGTCCAGCCTCGCCGGACTCGCACCGACGCCCGTGTTTCTCGACATCGAGGGCGGCACCAACGAACTCGACGTGCCACGCATCCGCGGCATCGAGACGTTCGACGACCTGCGCGCCGTCATCGCGAGCGACAAGCTCGACCCCTACGCCACCGTCGCGATCGACACCGCGACCAAGGCCGAAGAACTGGCGACCGCGCACACGCTCGCCACGGTGCCGCACGAGAAGGGCCACCTGGTCGATCGACTCGAATCCTACGGCTTCGGCAAGGGCCTCGCGCACGTCTACGAGTCGTTCATGCTGCTGCTGCAGGACTGCGACCGGCTGATCCGTCGCGGCAAGAACGTCGTGTTGGTCGCGCACGATTGCATCAGCGACGTGCCAAACCCTGTCGGCGACGACTTCATCCGCTACGAGCCGCATCTGCAGAACCCCAAGAGCGGCAAGAACAGCATCCGCAACCGCGTGGTGCAGTGGGCCGATCACGTGCTGTTCGTCGGCTACGACGTGTTGGCCGCCGACGGCAAAGGCAAGGGCGGCGGCACGCGCACGATCTGGACGAACGAGCGTCCCGACCACATCGCGAAGGTGCGTGGTCGCGCCGAGCGGAGCATTCCGGACTCGCTCCCGTACGAGATCGGCAACGGTGAGATCTGGAACATGATCCTTGGAGACAAGCAATGAGCAGCTATCTGGACCGCGAGGGCATCTTCAAGGTGCGTCCCGTCACGTGGAAGGTGAAGAGTTTCGAGGGCAAGAAGTCGATCGCGATTGCGCTCGAGTTCGTCGTTCTCGCACAGCTCAACGATGCGAACGAGTGGGAGTCGTGGGACGGCTACGCCGAGGTTCGCGTCTGGGGCGACTACTTCGTCGTCAAGAAGGACGGCACGCCGAACGTCGGCACGTGCGAACAGCTCGCCGAGTCGATGGGGTGGACCGGTTCGCTGCGCATGGTCGCGAGCGGCCCGCCTCCCGAGTGCGTCGTCCAGGTGACGGTCAAGGCCGACACCTACAACAACGAGACCCGCTACAAGGCCGGGTGGATGAACCCAGGCGACTACGTGCCGTCGCCAGGCGGTGCCAGCGCCGAGGAGATCGACGCGATGGACGCGCAGTTCGGTTCCCTGCTGCGCGCCGCTGCGAGTTCGGCCAAGAAGGTGGCACCGCCGAAGGCCGCAGCGAAGCCGAAGCCTGTGGGGAAGCCGATCGGCGAGCCAACCAAGACGGTGGCTGACCATGGCGACATCCCCTTCTGACCTACGGGTCGCTGGCCGAACGACGTGCGCGAGGGGTCATTCCCTCGCGCAGTTCGGCACGGCCGGCATCGTCCTGCTTCTCGCCGCCTGCACGCACCCGCCAGCGGCCACCGCAACGCCCTGGGACCGCGCCCAGGACGCCGAAGCGGTCATGCGGCCGACCACGCTCGGCACCGCGTTCGCCACGCTGGCGGCCCCTACGCCGCGCTACGCGACCGTCTACGTGGGGCCGTCCAGCGGCTGCGCCTCCAACGTCGGCGGTCCCGTCGTCCACGCGACGATCAGCACGCCGATCGCCGGGCGCCCGTTCCGGTTCGACTGGTCGGTCGAGGCGCTGCAACCGCCAGCCGTCGCCGTGTCGCTCCTGGTCAGTCTGCGCGACCTGCCGCAGCCGATCATCCCAGGCGCATCCGCCCCAGGCTGTCGCCTGATGGTCCACCCGGACTACCTACTCGTGCCGGGCAGCGAACTCCTGACCTACACGCCAGCGACCGGCGTCGTTTCCCTGAACTGGACGCCGCCGGTCGAACTGGTGGGGACCGTATTCCGCACGCAACTGCTCGTCGCGAGGCCGAACGCGAACGGGCTGGGGCACCTGTTGAGTGCTCCTGTTCACTTTGAGGTGGGGACGCGATGATTTGTTCACGCTGCCAGCGAGACTTGCCGGAGAGCCAGTTCAGCCCAAAGCGGTTCAGCCAGACCGCGCACTACAACAAGGCGCTCGAACTCGTCACCTACCGCAACCGATGCAAGCGCGGCAGGCACTACAACTGCCACGAGTGCCGACGCGAAGCCTACAAGCTTCGGCGCTACGCTAAGGGGCCATGATCTGCACGAAGTCGGCACAAGGTGATCCAATGGAGCCCATCATCTATCTCGTCTCGACCGGCAGCTACTCCGACTACAGCATCGTCGGCGCCTTCTCGACTCGCGAGAAGGCCGAGGCGTTCGTTGCCGTCTGCGAAGGCAGTCGAATCGAAGAGGTTCCGATCGACAACATGCCAACCGACGGACGAACTCCGTGGATGGTCTGGACGCAACGTGGCGTTTTGGACATCGGACACGCGAGCCGCCGAGAGTGGGGCAGTCTGATCGACGTTGGCCAAGTGACGGTCATCTATGGGCACCTCAGCTACGAAGAGCGACCGATCGCGGAACGGGCGATGTCCGTCGATGTCATGGCGCACGACGAACAGCACGCGATCAAGATCGCCGCTGACAGGTTCCGCGAGCACTTCGCCGTACACGGCTACCGGAACCCCCAAGTGACCACGAGCGATAGACCGAGCTGAGTGCGAACTGGTGGCGTCGATCCGCTCGCGCCGCCCATCGCTCGCGTTGGCGTCGAGTGGTCCCGTAGGGCACCGCGGGGACAGGAAAATCGGAAATCCGTAGCCTGGGGACAGGTAGATTTGCCCGACTTCCATTCCTCGGGACATGCAGTATAGTGCATGACGTGGCAGGGCCAGGACGACCAACCATCCGCACGCCAGAAATCGACGACGAAATCGTCGCCTGGATCAGCGATGGCAAGCCTTTGCGCGAGTACTGCCGCCAGGACGGAAAGCCGGGTCGGACCACCGTCCATGACTGGATCCATGCGGACGCAGCGCTTGCCGAACGGGTCGCGCGCGCGAAGGACATCGGGTTCGCGGTGCTCGCCGAGGAGTGCCTTGCGATTGCCGACACGCCGCAGCAGGGCGTGACGACGACCGAGGATGAGGACGGCACGAAGACCGTGACTGGCGACATGCTCGGGCACCGCAAGCTCCAAGTCGAGACTAGGCTCAAGCTGCTGGCCTGCTGGGATCCGCGCCGCTACGGCAACAAGGTCCAGGTCGGCGGCGACGGTGGCGATCCGATCAAGGTCGAAACTGGGCTGGCAGAGCGCATGCGGAAGGCCGACGAGCGCCTGAAGGGACAGGGTGGCAACCAATAGCCATGACGTCTTAGACGACCGCATGCGTCGGTTCGCGGCCGACCCGCTGGGTCACGTGCGGTTTTCCTACCAGTGGGGCGAAGGCGAACTCTCGCGGAGCAAAGGGCCGCGCGCGTGGCAGGCAGACATCCTGGACACGATCGGCCAGCACCTGCGCGGCGCCAACCGCTTCCAACCGCTTCAGATCGCGGTTACCAGTGGGCACGGCATCGGCAAGTCGGCATTGATCGCGCAGATCGTCAAGTGGGCGATGGACACCTGTGTTGACTGCCGATGCGTAGTAACAGCCAACACCGACACGCAGCTTCGCACCAAGACGTGGCCAGAGATCGCCAAGTGGTCGCGGCTCGCGATCACCAAGGGCTGGTTCCGCGTGACTGCAACGTCCGTGATCGTGAACGATCCCGACCACGAGCGCGAGTGGAAGGCAGACGCGGTGCCGTGGTCAGAGAACAACACCGAAGCGTTCCAGGGCTTGCATAACGAGGGCAAGCGCATCGTCCTGATCTTCGACGAGGCGTCGGCGATTGCAGACAAGGTCTGGGAAGTCGCCGAAGGCGCGATGACCGACAAGGACACTGAGATCCTGTGGATCGCGTTTGGCAACCCAACGAGGTCCAGCGGCCGGTTTCGCGAGTGCTTCCGTCGGTTCCAACACCGCTGGGTGACGAAGCAGATCGACTCCCGCACGGTCGAGGGAACGAACGCCGCGCAGTTCAAGAAGCTCGTCGACGACTACGGAGAGGACAGCGACATCGTGAAGATCCGCGTTCGCGGCCTCTTCCCGACGATGTCCGCCTTGCAGTACTTCAACGAGGCCGATGTGGATGCCGCATACGGGAGGCACTTGCGTCCAGGCACGTCGGATTCTGCTCCGGTGATCCTTACGCTCGACAACTCGTGGCAGGGCGATGACCCGTGGGTGATCGGCAAGCGGCAGGGGCTGGACTTCAAGATCCTGCGTACCGGGGCGAAGAACGACAACGACGTTGCGATGGCCAACATGCTGGCCTTCCTCGCGAACGAGCACAACGCCGATGCCGTGTTCGTAGACATGGGCTACGGCACTGGCGTGGTGTCTGTTGGTCGCACTCTTGGCCACGATTGGCAACTGGTCGACTTCGGTTCGGCGGCGATCGACAAGGGATGCCTGAACAAGCGCGCCGAAATGCACCAGGCGACGAAGAAGTGGCTGCAAGAGGGCGGAGCGATCGAGGCTGACCCGCAGTTCCGCGACGAGTTCCTGAGCATCGAGACAGTGCCTCGAATGGATGGCAAGCTGCAGATCGAGGCCAAACACGACATGAAGGCCCGCGGGCTGCCGAGCCCGAACAAGCTGGATGCGCTCAACTTGTCGTTCGCATACCCAGTTCGGAAGCGAGACGGCGCGCGCGGGATGGCCACCAGGGACGACAAGCCCTACGACCCGCGGGACTCGATGGACGAGTGGCGATCGTGGAGGCGCAAGTGAGGCGGCCGAGTCACGACACGGACACGTTGGTGTGCCCGAAGTGCGGCCCGGAGCACCGCGACGTCTCCATCACTTGCCTAGGAGTAACCCTCACCGATGGCATGTTCGACGACGTGAACCGAGCCCACTGCCACAGGTGCGGGGCCAAAGCGATCGCCGGAGTGTGGCAGAGACTAGAGGTCGCCAGGAAAGCAACTTGGCGCAAAGTGGTGTCCATCGACGGCAGCGGAGATCTCCGATACGCCGACGCTGTGGCCTACGCCATGATCGACGCCTTCACTCTTGAGGGTGGCGGCAAGCGTTACGTGTTCGACGAAGAGCGAGGCGCTTGGCGCGACGATCGCGGCGCGTATGGGCATTGTTTCACGAGGTTTCCCATTGGGTCTGTGCCGACCCATGGCTGAGCACGTCAAGCGCTCCGAGACCGGCTACCGCTGCGGCGACAGCCACCAGCGCGCGAAGGTGCCGGATTCCGTCGTGGCGCACGCGCGTGACCTCTACGAGTACGGCGACGAGAACGGGCACCGCCTGATGCCGGCCGAGATCGCCAGGCGGTTGGGCGTCGCGTCGGTGCGCACGGTGCAGAACTGGATCTACTACGTGCGCCGGAACGTGACGCCGCGGGAGCGCGAGGGTTAGGATGCGGGCATGGGCATAGCTCAGATGATCGAATCGATGGGCGGGCTGCTGAAGGCCCTATCGCTGGCGCAGTCGCTATTAGCCAAGATCGGGCGCGTGCCGACAGTCGACGAATTGTGGTGCTACTACCACGGACTCAACGACGCATCGGATTGGCAGGAGTGACCACCCGAGCAGGTCGCCGCCGCCGGCACCGGCGGAACAAGGCGCGCCGTCGCGACCGTCGCAAGTGGGAGCAGCGCTGCATCGAGCACGCGAACGGCACGCGACCGCTGACCAGCGCCGAGGTCGACGCCGCGATTGCACGCGGCTGGTGCGGCGGCTTCTGACAGCACCCATAACCCGGCAGCACGTGGCGACCGTGGTCCATCGTGACCACGACCGCGACCGTCACCGTCCGCAGCGCCGGCATTGCTGACGCGAGCACCGTCCTTGCATTCGCTCGCCGGTTCATCGAACTGTCGCCGTTCGCCCACTTCGTCGAGTTCGACGAGGAGTCGGCACGCCAGACGATCCTGCAGGCGCTGAGCCGAGGCATCGTGTTCGTGATGGAACTGCCGATGCCGGTCGATCGATTCGGCAACGAGCAGCCCCCGAAGGTCGTCGGCGCGATCATGGGCATCCTGACGCCGTGGTGGTTCAGCCGCGAGTCGGTTGCCGCTGAACTCGGCTGGTGGGTCGACCCGGAACACCGCGGCCATGGCGACGAACTGCGCCGCCGGTTCGAGGGCTGGGCCAAGCAGCAGCGCGCGCCGGTCGTGTCGCTGTCCGACGTGAAGCTCGACGACTCGATGCCGAATGGAACGCTCTACGAGCGGGCGGGCTACGAGGTCGTCGAACGTGCCTGGCTCAAGCGCCTGAGGGCTCACTGAGGTGGCCGCGGTCACGTCAGTCGCTCTCGCTGCCGGAGCCCTGGCCTACGGCGTCTACTCCGGCGAACGGGCAGAGAGTGCGGCGCGACAAGCGCGCTACCGCACCCGCGAGGCACAGGCCGAGGCGTTGCGCGTGCAGATGCTTGAGCGCGCCCGCAGTGTGCAAGCCGACCTTGCGACGGCAAGTCGTCCATCGCCGGCCAGCACGATCGGCCTTGACGAGATGCTGGCATCGACGGACCGATCCGGCGTGATCGACGACAGGGTGAAGCTGTCGCGACCAGCGAAGCTCGGGGGCGGTGGCTGATGGCTCGCCGGTCTGGGGCGCAAGCTGCCGGCGCGATTGCCCGTCGCGAGGAGGCCGAACACCGCTTCCAGGCGCTGTGGGCCAACGAGGAACGGCTGGCGCACGAGGCTCGCTGCCGCGACATCGTCGACCTGATCTTGCCGCATGCGTCGTCGCTGCTCTGCACGTCGCCGGAGCATGCAGCCGATCGGCAGCGCCACATCTTCGACACGACCGCCACGGAGGCGCTGACGGTCAGCGTCGCCGGGCACATGACCTACGCGACGCCGATGGGTGTCGGGTGGCTGTCGCTGACGCTGCGCAACGAACCGGACCTTGCCGAGGACGGCGAGGTGAAGGCGTTCCTGAAGGAACTCGGTCGCAGCCAAATGGCCATCGGCCAGCAGTCGAACACCGAGGCCGACTTCAAGACGCTGACGCGCGACTGCCTTGCGTTCGGTGGTGGCGCTTCGATCGTGGACGAGGACGACAAGTACACGATCTGGCATCACAACGTGCCGGTCGGGACGTTCGCGATCGACGTGAACTTCCGCGGCCAGGTGGACACGCTCTACCGCGAGTTCCGGCTGACGCTGCGCGAGGCTGCCAAGTGGTTCGGGCCTGCGAATCTGCCGCAGGAGCTGCGCACGCGGTTCGAACAGGGGTCGAAGAACTGGAACGAGCCGGTCCACATCATCCAGGGCATCGAGCCGCGCGAAGGTGGCAAGCGGTTCAGCGATGACGGCACGCCCGTGCCGGCGACGCGGATGCCGTGGCGGTCGATCTACTGGGTGCGCGACAGCAAGAAGGACGACGGCATCCTGCGCGAGTCGGGCTACCGCGTGTTCCCGGTCTTGGCGCCGCGCTACGACATCCAGGGGAACGGGATCTACGGCTACGGCCCCGGGCCGATGGCGCTGGCGCACGTGCGCAGCCTGCAGCACCTCGAGAACCGCCGCGCCGAGGTGGTCGACTGGCAGACCAAGGGCATGTTCTCGGCGCCAACCGAGGCGCTGGGGAGCAACCAGTGGCGGCCGGGCGGTCGCGTGCTGTCGAACAACCCGCAGGGGATCAAGAACGTCGTCGACAATCAGGCGAGGCTCGACCACCTGTTGGCGATGAAGGCCGACTTCCGCGAGCAGATCCGGCGCGTCCTGCATGCGGACACCTTCACGCTGCTGTCGTCGATCGACGCCAAGGACGTGACGGCCGAGGCGATCCGCGAGAAGCGGCAAGAGAAGATGGACATTCTCGGGCCGCAGACTGCGCGCCTGATCTCCGAGCTGCCGCGGCCGTGGGTCGACATCGTGTTCGACGTGCAGCAGGCGAAGGGCTTGCTGCCGCAGATTCCTCAGGTTCTGCAGCAACGTCGCGTCGTGATCGACCCCGAGTTCGAGAGCGTGCTGGCGAAGGCGGCGAAGTCGCAGCGGATCTCGTCGCTGTCGGGGTTCATGTCCGTCGTTGGGGCTGCGGCGCAGACGATCGACAAGCGCGCGCTGCACAAGGTCAAGTCGTTCGGGATCGTCAACGAGGCGGCCAAGACGTTCGACGTCGACCCTTCGATGGTGCGCAGCGACGAGGAAGCGCAGTCGATCGCGGACGCCGAGGCGAAGGCACAGGCGCAGGCTGACGCGACGCAGATCGGCAACATGCGGGCGAAGTCGCTGCAAGCTGTCGGTGCGGTGTCGACTGCTGAACCGAACCTGGCGACCGAGGCGCTTGGCGTCGGCGGTGGCTGATGGGTGGCGATCGCGCAAACGCTGGCATCGCACGAGACGCGGCGCAGGACTTGTCCCGCGAGCACCTTCGGTTGCGCGCGCTGATCCCGACGACCGTGGCGGCTGGCGTTGCCACGCATGAGGCCGCAACCGACCCGCACACCGGCTACCAGAAGGAGAGCGAGAAGGGCGCTGCCAGCGGATACGCCAGCCTCGACGGCTCGACGCTGGTGCCGTTCGCGCAGTTGGGCACGGGCACGGCTACCGGCGCGAAGTTCCTGCGTGACGATCGAACGTGGGCGGTTCCTGGCGGTGGCGGTGGTGGCGATTCGACGTTCGGCACCGCGACGATCAACTTCGGCTCGTTCCCTGGGAACAGCGAGGCGAGTGTCGCCGTGACCGGGCAGGCGTCGATCGTCGGCACGAGCGTGCCCGAAGCGTTCATCGTCGGCAGCGACACGACTGCGGATCACACGGCGAACGACCACCGCTATGCGGGGCTTTGGATCGCGCTCTCCGCTGGCGACATCAGCCCAGGCGTGGGCTTCACCATCTATGCCCACTGCATCGACAAGATGCAGGGCACGTTCGCGGTTCGTTGGCGTTGGAGTTGAGGGATCACCATGGCACTCGATTCGACACTTCGTGGGATCACGAGCGGCACGGGAGCGGAGGTCGGCGTCACGAACACCGGCACGAACGCGCAGCACGTGCAACTGCCGACCGATTCGGAGGTCGCCGGGTTCGCTGCGCTTGTCGCGCAGAGCGATGACGGCACGGTTCTCGGCACCAGCCACACGAAGGCGCTGGAAGCGACTGAGGACTACCGGCTCCGCGTCAGCGTGGACACGGTGCTGTTCCAGCACTCGTTCGAGGGCACGAACATCGCGCGTGATCGACTCCAACAGAACGACACGACGATGACGGCGATACAGACCAACGGCAACCTGACGTTGAACAGCGGCAACAGCACGACGACCGGCCAGGGGACGAACGTGCGCACCTACCGCACGTTTCCGATCTACACGAGCGCGCAGACGTGGATCGAGATCATCCAGGCCGAGGGCAACCCGACGTCGACGAACGCAGTCAGTGAGTGGGGTATCGGCTACTGCTCTGGCGTCACTGCGCAGATGACGGACGGCGTGATCTTCCGGCGCACCAGCGGCGGGCAGTTGAACGCCGTGGTCATCAACAACTCGGTCGACGTAGTGTCGATCTCGCTGTCGATGACGAACGTTCCGGCGGCGGACGGGTCTGGCAACTACGACGCGACGGAGCGCAACCACTACCTCATCGCGGTGCACAACGACGAGGTGCAGTGGTGGTGCAACGACGTGATGTTGTTCCGCACCTACGCATTGGCGGCCACGTCGTCGGTCACGAGCAGCACGTCGCTGCCGTTGATGTCGCGCGTCTACAACTCCGGCACCGCGTCGGCGGCGCGGACGTTGGCGGTCCGCATGTGGGCGGTGAACCTTGGCGACTTCGCGACGACGAAGCCGTGGGGTCACCAGATGACCGGCTCGGGTGGCGGCTCGGCGTTCATTCAGCCAGGCACGATCTCGGGGCCGACGACGACGCGCGGGGCTGGGTCGTCTGGCTGGCCAACCAGCGCCACGGCTCGCGCCGCTGGCACGTGGACGGCGACGACCGCGCCTGCGATCAACTCGCTCGGCGGACAGTGGGTGTCGCCCGCGATCTCGACCCTGACGAGCGAGGCTGACTACCCGGTCTACTCCTACCTGAATCCGGCGGGCACGGCGACGCTTGCGGGCAAGACGCTCTACATCACGGGCGTGCGGTGGGGCAAGACGGTCGCGACGGCGGCGGCAGCGACGAACCCCATCAACCTGAACCTGATCGTCGGCGTCGGCGGCACAGCGGCGAACACAAGCACGCCGGATGCCGCTGCTGCGTGGGGACCGCGCGGCATCGTGGTCGACACGATTCCGTTCAAGGCGACGGCGGCGATCGGCGACTACGTCGAAGGCGGATCACTCGACTGCGGCGATGCGCCGCTGGCGATCCCGCCAGGATGTTACATCCACTGGGTCGTGCGCCCGTACGGCACTGTGACGGGGAACACACTTGTCGTCCATGGGAGCGTCGCCTTCATCGGCTACTTCGAGTGATTCAAGGCATGAGCATCGCACACATCATCGAATGGACCGTCGGCACGATCAGCGGCACGGCGTTCACGCTGGGCTCCGCCATGGCGGCCATGCAGGCTCCCGATGTTCTGCCGTTGTCGTGGGACAAGATCACGGCCAGCGGAGCGGCGGGCTGCGTGCTGCTGTGCGTCTGGCTGTTCCTGCGCCGCGACGAGCGGATCGGCAAGGAGCACGCCGACCAACTGAAGGAGCGCGACGGGACGATCAAGTCGATCGCGCACGAGTTCAGCGAGACCAGCACCGGCATCGCGCGCACGTTCGCCGAGTCGACCGCCAAGATGGACGAGCGGGCGCAACAGCGCGAGGCGCGGCTGTCTGAGATGTTCCAGAAGCTGATGGACGACAGGGCGTGAGGTAGACCGCGCCGTGGCGGGCCGGCAGCACCCATAACCCGTCAGGCGCTGCTCATCGTTCGGCTCGGTGACTACCGAGTTCGAGACCAGCCCGATCGAGACGCGCCCCTGGGTTCTCCCCAAGGCTGAGCCGCGCACGCAGATCGAAAGCGTGCAGCGCGGCCTGCTGAACGATGCAAGCGGGCGAGCCTTCCTGTTCGCGCTGCTGTGCGACGCGAAGGCGTTCGACCAGCAACCGACGCCAGCCGACTTCGGCGCGCAGTTGCTGACGCGACTCATCGAGATCGACGAACTCGGCGTCGGGTCCATGTGGGCCGAGGGGATGGCCACCAAGCACGCCAAGCGCACCGGGAAGAAGCAATGACCGCAACCGCTCTGCCTCCGACTGCCAGTGAACCGACCGACGGCTTTGCCAGTGGCGCGCCAGAGGCTGCGCCGACGCCGGCTCCGGCGGCCCCAGCGCCGGCCGCTCCAGCAGCTACGCCGGCGCCTGCTGCTCCTGGTGCCGCGTCCCTGATCGGCGCTGCCGCAGCCGCGCCCAAGTTCGACTTCAAGGCCGAAGGCATGCACGCCGACGACCTCAAGGCGTTCGGCGACGTGCTCGGCGAGCACAAGGTCGACGGCAAGGTCGGCCAGGCGATCCTCGACAAGATGCTCCCTGCGCTCAGCGCTCGCCGCGAGGCCGCGGTCAAGGTGCAGTGGGAGGAGACGCAGAAGGGTTGGCGAGAGGAGAACGCCAAGGACTCGACCATCGACCCGAGCAAGCCCGAGAACCAGGCGCGCGCCAAGCTCGCCCTGGAGATCGCCGGCGCCGACGTGCTCGAGGACTTGAAGGCCAAGGGCCTGACCGACCTGCCGGCGTTCAACCGGCTCGTCGCTCGATTCGGTGCCTTCGTCGAGAAGGCCACCAAGCAAGACACAGCGGTTCCCGGCGCGTCGCCGACGGCCGCTCCGAAGTTCGGTGCCGACAACCAGAGCGACAAGGCCTGGGCTGCCGGCATGGGCATTGGGTTCTGACCTGACAGGGGGACAAGACAATGGCAGCTTTGACCGCAGATGGCCCGACGATCATCGACATCGACGTCGCCAAGGATCCGAAGGGCAACGCTCTCCGCGCCGCGAACCTGATGGCTCAGGTCACGCCGCTCGACAACATGCTGAACTACGTGCCGTGCAACGGCGGCACGCGGCACAAGGTCGGCCAGATCGTGACCGAACCAGGCACCACGATCCGCGCGCGCAACGAGGGCGTTGCCGCGACGAAGGAAGAGCGCGTCGCCCACGAAGAGGGCTTCTGCGACTTCCACCAGTGGGGCAAGGTCGACGTGGCGGTTGCCGAGGACATGGGCAACATCGAAGCGGAGCGCGCCAAGCGGGTGCGTTCGGGCTTCGCCGCGATCGCGCGCAAGAAGGAGTACACCACGATCTACGGCTCCAAGGCCGGGAGCGCTGGCAAGGAGTTCGACGGCCTTCAGGTGCGGTTCAACAACCTCGGCCAGAACTTCATCGACGCGAGTGGCGTCCTCGGCGGTTCGGCCCTTGCGTCGATCTACTTGATCTACGCCTCGCCGGAGACGGTCTACTACATCTACCCGGAGAACGGTCGGAAGGGCATGCGCCACCGCGCGTGGCAGATGCAGATCGAGCCAAACCAGGGTGGCGTGGCTGGCGCCAACATGGCGTGCTTCAAGGACGAGATGTGGCAGGAAGTCGGCCTCGCGGTCGAAGATCCGCGGTGCGTCCAGCGCATCGGCAACATCCCGACGGGCGACTTCTCGGCCCTGTCCGGCACGCAGCTCCCGACGATCTACACGACCGTCCTGGACAAGATCATGATTGCGCACGACCGCTTCCCGAAGGACGTGGTTGGCCGCAAGTTCGGCATCGCGAACCGCACCGTCTACTCGGGCCTGCGCCGGCTGGCCGCTGCGAAGTCGCTCACGGCGGTCGGCTGGGGCGAGGCGCTCACGGTGCTCGGCCCGCGTCAGGCCATCATAGTCGACGGCATCCCGATCTTCGAGTGCGACGCGCTCACCAACTCCGAATCGGCCGTGACTACCTGAGGAGGAACCGCCCATGACACTCGACGTTCTCACTCGTCTGTCCGGCACGACCGGCAGTTCCGCGGCCGGTCAGTCGATCGCTGCGGCGACGGCTGCCGCGCCGGTCTACTCGACCAACTGGATCGACCTCGACGCGGGCGGGTCGCTGCGCACGAAGCGCGACCTCTGCGACCTGTTCGCGTTGGTCTGGCCGACCACGACGGTCGACAGCGCGACCAACAACGCCACGCTCGACATCGAGCTTGTGATGGCGCCGACGACCACGCCGGCCACCAACACGCAGACGTTCACGGCCGCGACGACGGACATTATCACGGCAACGGCGCATGGCCTGATCGACGGGACGCGAATCACGGTTTCGTCGAGCACGACGCTTCCCGGCGGCCTCGCTTCTTCGACCAACTACTACCTGCGCGACACCACGACCAACACGTTCAAGGTCTCGACGACGCCAGGCGGAACGGCTGTCGACATCACCGACACCGGCACGGGAACACACACGTTGACGTGGTATCCCGAGGTGGTCGGCGCCGCCAGCAAGGTGCCGCTTGAGCGCCTGATCGCGAACCGCACGCAGGTTCAGATCCGCATCAACCCGCTGCTGCTCGACAGCCGCGTCCAGCCGGTGCATCGCTACCTGTTCGCGCGCTACGTCCCGACGGCGAACCTGTCGGCTGGCGTGGTGTTCTGCGACCTGCAGCGCGGGGCGCCGATGTCCAACCACCCGATCAACCCGAGCAACTACGTGACGCCGTGAGCACCTACGACGCCTACACGCGAATCGCCAACGGGACGACGCTTGCGATTGCCGGCGTCACCGACAGCATCAGGGTCATCAACGGGGTTTCTGGAACGCCGCTAAGTCTGGCTGGCCGCAACATCGGGAGCGGCACCAAGCTCGCGTTCCGAATCTTCTGGACGCAGACGGTCGACGTTGGCGTCGCCAGTGTGGCGTTCAGCGTCATCACGTCCGACTTCGCAGACCTCTCGTCGCCGACGGTTCTGGGGTCCAAGACGTTTGTCTCTTCCCAGCTTGTGGTCGGTCGAGAGATGGACATCGAGATCCCGAGCCTGACGGAGGCCGCTGCCGCAGGGCAGACGTACATCGGACTTGGGTGGCTGGCTTCGGCGGCCCCCTCGACCGGGGCGTTCTCGGCATGGATCCCTCTCGGGCACTCTCCCAACAAGCCGAGTCGGTTGACCGCCAACTACGTCGGCCCGACGTGATGCCCGGTCAGGAGACCCTGACCGATGGCTGACCAGGACGTCATCATCTGCATCGGCTCGTCGAACATGGCGGGCTTCCTGGCGAACCTCTACGAGGTCGACGCCGCGTCCTACCTGCGATGGTTCTCGCAGGCGGTGCCGGGATCGATGACGTCGTTCACGTCGGCGGATGCCGGCGACCTGTTCACGTCGACGGCGCATGGACTGACGTCGAACCAACCGATCGTGTTCTTCTCGAACGGAGGCACGCTGTCTGGGGGGATCACGGCCGGGACGGTCTACTACGCGATCTCGATCGCGCCGAACACGTTCCAGGTCGCCACGCAGCCGAGCGGTTCGGCTGTCGCGCTCACGAGCAACAGTTCGGGCAGCCCGAAGTTCGCCCGGTCGAGCGTGACGCAGCCCTACAGCGTGCAGATGGAAGGCACGCGCATGTGGACGCCGCGGCGCCCGTATGCGAGCAACAAGCAGCGCACCGTTGCGTCGGTCAACACGGCTGGCGCGAACGACACGGTGACCTACAGCGGCACTGCGATCTCGCCGACGCCTGTCGCCGACCAGTGGACGTTCATCCTGAGCGGGACGGGGCGTAGCACGGCGGGGCTGAGGCGGGTCGTGAGCGCCGTCGGCAACGACGTCACGGTGTCGGGCGAGTATGCGCCGACGCCCGTCGCTGGCGACGCCTTCGTCGTGCTGCCGAGCAGCCACACGATCTCGGCCATCGACTCAACCGCGACGATCATCACGCGGACCGAGACCACGGTGGCGTTCGACTCGAACGACGTCGATCGCTACGTGCTGTTCCTGACACCAACGTCGAACAACAACGCTCGGCGCATCACTGCGGTGACGTCGACGACCATCACGCTCGACGGCCCGCTGACCGGCACACTGCCGAGCGTGGGGACCGGGTTTGTCATCTTGGACGGCGCCAACTCGGTCGAGGACTTGGACAGCATGCAGCCGCCGAAGGCGGTTCTGCAGAGCCTGACGGTGGCCCTCGATGATGTGGCGCCCGTCTACCTGACCGGCCTCGAGTATCGCAACTACGACTTCACGCCGGCCACGTCGCCGCGCGAGGCCGTTGTCGCAGACGAGTCGGTCAACTGCCTGGCCGAGCTGACGTGGAGCGTGCGGTCGAAGACGGCAAGGCCTCTTGTGGCTCTGCAGCTCGGTGTCAGCGCGTCGATGATCTCGCCGTTCAAGCTTCAGCCGGACGGCGTGGCCGACAACCTGGTCGGACCGCTGCACGACTTCACGAACCTCGACTTCCACCCGTCGTCGCCGAACGGGATCTACCCGATCCTGACGAGCGCGATCTCGTCGATGCGGACGCTGATCGAGTCCGAGGGCAACACGATGAAGGTGCGCGGCATCTTCATCAACCTGTTCGACAACGACCCGACCAGCGGCGCGGAGCGCACCTACCGGCTTCGCGCGAACACGGAACTTCTGCGGGACGCGCTGCGCACCTACATCGGCGACGACACCATTCCATGGATCATGTCGGGTCCGTGCGCCTACGCGGGCGGTTCCGGCCACCCGATCAGCGACCGGGTGTACGACGCGCTGTTCGGCATCGCAGACGACGACCCGAACTCGGGCGTCGTCGACACGCGCAACATCGGGTTCACGTTCGCATACGACAACCTGCACCTGTCGGCGCTGAGTCAGATCATTCTCGGGCAAGAGTTCTTCCGGGTGTGGGAGCCGATCCACGACCGGCTGGTCGGGCCGACTGCGGACGGCGACTTGGTGAAGATCGCGATGTGCAATCGTGCGCTCACGGCGATCGGCGAGACGCCGAACATCACGTCGCTGGACCCGCCCGAGGGCAGCGTGCATGCCGAGAAGTGCCTGCTCCTGTTCGACCAGGCGGCCGAGTTCGTCACCACGGCGAGGCACTGGAGCTTCGCCGATGAGCGCGTGGAGCTGGCGAAGGTACGGCTTCTTGGCCCCATCGCTTCGGCCACGAGCAACCTGATCACCGTTGGCAAGCCTCACGGGCTTGTGACCGGAAGCCCGGTCTCGTTCGTGGCGGATGGCGTCTCGCTGCCTTCGCCCCTGGTGGAGGACACGACCTACTACGCGACGAGAGTCACGGCGCTTTCGTTCGCAGTAGCCACGTCGGCTGGCGGATCAGCCATCGACCTGACGACCGCAGGCGGCAATGGCTGGGAGGTCTACAAGGAGAGCGACCGCAGCGCCTACCGCTTCATGTATGCGGTGCCAGACGACTGCTTCGTCGAGCGCGCCGTGGTTCCGATCGGGGCGCCGGACGACTGGAACGGTACGGACGGGTCGGCCCTTGGCCGCACGGAACTCGGCAGCGGCTTCGTCACTGCTTCCGTCAACGGCCTGAACCAGGCGGTCGACACCACGGCGTATGGCGAGCGGCAGCCGATCCCGTTCAAGCGGGCGAAGAACGCTGGCGGCGAGATGGTGATCTACACCGACCTGGACGATGCCGAACTGGTCTACACCGCCAGGCTGGACGATTCGACGCAGTGGCCTCCGGACTGGAAGCAGGCCGTGGAACTGGTGCTCACGTCCTACCTGTGCGCCTCGGTGAAGCGCGACCAGAAGGCCGCGATGGAGTTCATGCAGATGGCGCAGTTCGCGATCGGTGAGTCGGCGCGGGTCGATTCGCAGCGGGCGCCTGTGATGCAGCGAAACCGCTTTCCCTTCGCACGCTGATGGCGTCGCGCAAGTCATACTCCCACAGCTTCGCGGGCGGCGAGATGTCGCCCATGATGCATGGGCACATCGAGGACGAGGGCTACCGCACCGGCTTTGCGCGCGGGCGGGAGATGATCATTCTCCCGACTGGCGCCCTGACGAAGCGACCGCAGTTCGAGTTCGTGCATGCGTGCAAGTCTGGCGCTTCGTCGGCTCGGCTGTTCCCGTTCGTCTACGGCGACGGCGATGCCTACGCGATGGAGTGGGGCACGAACCACGTCCGATTCCACTCGAACGGATCGACGCTGCTCTACGCGACACCGATCCCGGTGGCGTCGGTGGATCTGTCGACGGACAGGTTCACGACCAGTTCGGCGCACGGCCTTGCGGTGAACGATGCGGTGCGGATCACGCACAAGGGGACGAGCATCCCGGGCAATCTGGCAACCGGGAGCACCTACTACGTGCGCGATGTCGTCTCGTCGACCGTGTTCACGCTGTCGGCATCGGCTGGCCCTGGCGCGCCGCTGCTGGACCTGACGACGAACAGCACGATCGACGAGACGAGCTTCTGGAAGCAATCGGGGCTGCCGCGTGAATACGTGCAGGCTCGCACCGTCGTTCGGAACGGCAACCAACTGGATGCGTCCGCGGCGCACGGCCTGGTTGTGACCCACGGCGACGCCGTTCACTTCACGACCACCGGGACGCTCCCGAGCCCGCTGGCGGTCGGCACCGTCTACTACACGCGATACGTCGATGCGGATTCGTTCACGGTGTTCCCGACCAAGAAGGATGCGCTCGCCAACACCAACCAGATCACGCTGACCTCGGCAGGCGCTGGAACACACACGTTCCACTATGCCTACTACCAGGGCGACGTCGTGTGGGGCGGCTCTCTGACGATTCTGGCATCAACCTCGTCGCGTGCGTTCATCGCGATCGATGACTTGCCGACCGCTCTCCCGACGGTGTCGAACTGGCACCAGATGCCGGCAGACGGCGCCTACGAGATCTACACAGTGCTTGGGGCCGCAGCGCTCGCGGACCTGAACTACGACCAGAGCCTCGATGTGTGGACGTTGGTGAAGCCGCAGAGCGCAGCCTACACGTTGTCGCGCGAGTCCGTCGATGCCCCGAGTGGCAGCAGCACGAGCAGCAGCTACACCAAGTTCGTGTTCCGCCGCGTTGATCCGTCGCCAGGTCCGCCAGCGCCGACGCTGACGCTCGGCAGCCGCGTGTTCGGCCAGTACTACAACGTCACGTTCTCGGCAGCGACTCCGACCGTCGGAACGGCTGCCACGACGGGCGCGGTGCCGCACACCTTGCTGCCTGGCGATGTGGTTTACCTGGAGGCGTCCGTTGGAAGCGGGCTTGCTGTCGGCAGCATCTCGGGGACGCCTGGGTTCTTCCTGGTCACCGACATACCGGCGCCCAATACGTTCCGCCTGCGAACGATCGTGGGCGGCGCAGAAGTCGGCGCTGGTGGGCCAACCTCGGGCGCGATCCGGGTGATTGGCTCGTCGGGTCAGTTGACCAGCACCTACGTGGTGACGGCCATTCGCGATGGCGACGAAAGCACCGCTAGCACTCCGCTGACCGTCACGAACGCGCTGGACGTGCCAGGATCGTCGAACGTGCTGGCTTGGACCGCAGTGACGGGTGCGCAGCGCTACCGCCTCTACAAGCTGCTGGACGGCGCCTATGGCCTCGTGATCGAGACGAGCTTGCTGACCGCGACCGACGACGGCATCGGGCCGGATCTCGGCGTGCAGCCGCCGACCTACGACAGCGGCCTCGACACCGAGTACCCGCGCGCGGTCGCGAACTTCCAACAGCGCGGATGGTTCGGCGGCAGCGACACGAATCCCCGTCGGGTGTGGGGCGGCAAGACCGGCACCGTCTCGACGATGAGCTACCACGAGAACCTCATCCTCGACACCGACCGCATCCGGCTCGACATGGCGGCCAGGGAGCGGACGCTGGTGCGGCACATCGTCCCGGCGTCGCAACTGTGGGTGATGACCAGCGCGGCCGAGATCCGGCTCACCGGCATCAACAACGACGTGCTCACGCCAACGTCGCTGGACGCCCGGCCGCTGTCGCACGTCGGCTGCACGATCGTTCGGCCGATCGTCGCCAACAGCAACATCCTGTTCGTTGGCGCCCGAGACCAGCACGTCTACGAGCTGCCGTCGCAGACGTACCAGATCGTCGACCCTCCCGACTTGTCGGTGCGATCGGCACACCTGTTCGACGGGTTCGAGCTGATGCAAAGCGCGCAGCAGCGTTCGCCCGTGCCGATCGAGTGGTATGTGCGCGACGACGGCGCGCTGCTCGGCATGACCTACATGCCGGCGCAGAACATCCGCGGGTGGCACGTCCATACTACAGCCGGGACCGATGCGTCGATCGAGTCGGTGTGCGTCATTCCGGACAGTGACGGGGATCGCCTCTACGCGATCGTTTCGCGCACGATCAACTCCGCGACCGTGCTGCACGTCGAGCGGATGGGCCGGATCGAAACGCCGGACACGATGACGGCGTGCAAGTATCTCGACTCGTGCGTGACCTACAGCGGCCCCGCGGTGACTTCGATTCCTGTCGCTCATCTTCCTGGCCAGGTTGTCTACGCGGTCGCTGACGGCGTGGTTCGTGGACCGTTCACGGTGTCGACTGGTGCATCGCCAACGATCACGCTGGCGTCTGCAGCCTCGACGGTGCACGTCGGCCTGCTCTACACGCCGGAGCTTCGGCCGATGCCGCCTTCCGTCATGATCGACGGCTACGGCAAGGGGCGAGAACTGAACGTCAACCGCGTTTCGTTTCGGGTCGCGGATTCCTGCACGTTCAAGGTGGCTGCCTACCAAGACGACGACGCGGAGCGTGGCGTGGTGCGTACGGCATGGGCGGTTCCTGGCCTCGACAACACGCGCATGCGCACGAAGGACGTCGAGGCGTCGGTGAACGGTCCATGGGGTCGCGCCCAGGTCGTCGTCACGCAGGACGTGCCCTTGCCTCTGACGATCGTCTCGATGACTGTCGACGTTGAACTGGGGGGACCGTGATGGCGACGGCGACGAACTACGACTGGCTGAACTCGCTCGGGCTTGGTCTGGCTGGGGGTGGATCGGCGCTGCAGATCGCCGGCACCTACTACGGCCTGAAGGCGAAGCAGAGCGAGCTTCGCACCGAGGCGATGAATGCCGAGTTCGCTGCCAACCAAGCGAACATCGCGGCCCGTGCGGCCGAGCGCGACGCCGAGGTCATCATTCGGGCTGGCGACCAGGCTGCGGCGTGGCGCGGCGCCCAGGAGGCCCAGGACGTTGCGCGGCTGCAAGTCGGAACCGCCGCGAGCGGGATCGAGGTCGGATCGGGAAGTGCCGGCGAAGTCGAGCGCGCGATGCGCATCGCTGCCGAGGTCGACAAGCGCACGATCAAAACGAACGCGCAGCGCCAGGCTGCGGCGACGCGGGAGGCTGCTGCCAACATGCGGGCCGGCTCGCTGCTCGGCCGAGCCAGCGCTGCGAACCTTCGAGGCAGCGCGAACAGCATCAACCCGGCGGCGGGCGCCATCGGTGCCGGCATGAGCGGTGCCGGGAGTCTGATCGGGCAGTACATGGCCTACAGCGGGAGACGGTAATGGCAATCGAGATCATGCCGCGGGTGGCGATCCAGCCCGTGCGCTCGCAGACAGGCGGCGTCGAGGGGCGCGTCGTGCCGATGCAGGACCAGACGGGCGCCACCCTGCGGGCGGTCGGCGAGGGTGCGCAGGATCTTGGCCGTGCGGTGACGGCCGCAGCCGACACGTTCCAGGATCAAGAGGACGTCGCGCAGTCTCTGAGGATGCGGAACCTCTACGACGCAGACGTCGAGACCATCATGAACGACCCTGAGACGGGGTTCCTGTCGACGGTCGGAATGGACGCGAACAAGGATCGGCGCAAGCAGTCGTTTGACCAACTCAAGGCGGCGCGCGAGAAGGTCATGAAGCTGGCGCAGAACGACGTTCAGCGGCTGAACTTCTCGGAGCACGCGGACCGATCTGACCAAGAGAGCAACGGTCGGGCGAACTTACACCAGGAGCGCGAGGTCAGGAACTTCCGCGCTGGCGAGACGAAGGTGGCAGCCGATCTCGGCATTCAGCGCGCCATCCAGCTTGTCGGCACCGATGAAGGCGACATCGCGGCGGCTGGCGCGATGCGTGACATGGAGGCGCTGGCCGATCTGTACGGCTGGCCAAAGGGATCGGCGCAACGCGCAAAGCTGATGCAGGGTGCAACGGACGCGCTGCACGCTGGTGTCATCGACCAGTATGCGCAAGATCCGATGACGGCTCCGCAGGCGCGGGCCTACCTCGATGCCAACCGTGGCGCGATGTCTTTGCAGGCCTCGACGTATGCCGCGAACAAGGTCAGGACGGCGACGATTGGAAGCGAGGCGGCGATGGCTGCCGGCGTCGCGATGTCTGCCGCGATCGATGCGAAGTCGACCGAGATGGCGAAGCAGGGCCGCTCGGCGCCGACGGAGTTCGACACGCTTGCGATGTTCGACGACGCCGAGGCGAAGATCGGCGCGCAGAGCTTGCCGCAGGAAGTGAAGGATGCGGCGCTGGATCGGCTGCGTGGCGAGCGCCAGCAGATGCTGCGGCAGAACGCACAGCGGTCGGTGTCGGCGTTGAACGACGCGGCGACGTGGCTGGCCGCGGACGACGGTCGGTCGCTGGCCAAGATGATGACCGAGCGGCCCGACCTGGCTGCGGCGATCCAGGGCGACGACATGGCCAAGCTGCGGAAGTTTGACGCGGACAGTCGTCGGATGCAGACGGCGCCGGCTGCGTATGCCGAGGCGTGGGCACTGACGGACGACGAGCTTCGCGGCAAGTCGGCCGAGCAGTTGGTGCATCGGTTCTGGGGTGCGCTGGACGACGGCGACATGAACTCGCTCATGGCGCGGCACCGTGTTGCGAACGGCAAGGGGTCGGACAAGGACCGGAAGATCCTGAGCGAAGAGGACCGGGTGCAGGAAGCGTTCTTCCGTGCGTCTGGGATTGCTCGCGGGTCGCTCGACGACGTTGGCAAGCAGAGGCTCTACCTGTTCAAGGAGCGTGTGCAGAAGCGCCTGGATGGGCGAGGCGATCTGACGGACCAGCAGTTCCAGGAAGTGCTCGACAATGCAGTGTTGGACAAGGGCTTCATCAGCGAATGGTTCGGCGATTCTGCGACGAACTTCACCACGATCCTGCCGGACGAGCAGGCCGAGGCATACGTGCAGTCTGGAGGCGAGAACATCTTCGCGACGCAGGCCGGGCGCACAGACCGCGCGAGCGTGCCGTCGGTCGGCGCGGAGATCGGTGACCGGATCGTGCCAAGTGAGCGAGAGAAGATCGTCTTTGCCTTGCAGCGTGCCGGTCGACCCGTGACCGAACAGGCCATCGCTGACGCATGGATGGCGCAGCGGGCTCGAGTCCAGCAGCAGACCGGAATCGTCAAGCCGATCGTTCCTCCCATGAACCCGATGACTTCGATGGACGAGTTTGCCCGGCGCCAGCAGGGCCTTGGAGCAGGCAAGTGACCGGCATCACGATCGGGCCCGGCGAGAACGAGTACGATCTGCTGTTCCGCGACCAGCGACGCCAGGCCGACGAGATCCGGACTGCCGCCTTCAACGCGGCCGTGAAGTCCGACCCGGCGAAGGCTCG